TTACAAAAGTATTTTTGATACCCTTTCATATAACCTTCTTCGATTTCTGTGTTTCTTTCTGAAAACTGCCCCATTAGTTCATCGAATGCACCTTCGATTTCTTCATCGTGTACATCTTCCATAGGCACTTTATCGAAGTCTCCAAATTGTTCTTTTACATATTGGAACACTAACATCTCTAGTGTTTCAGTATCATTTGCATCAACATAAGCATCTAAATTTTTGTAATACTTACACGCATCAGAATCGCCTTCATTACACGCAATTTTTATTGCTCTTCCTAAAGGTGAATCCTTTGCAGTCGGCATGACTTTGCTAGCCACATATCCTGCACCAGCAAGTCCTAACAGTCCTAGTATCATAGGCACTGCTTCATCTGTACGTTCTTCTGCTAGATCATCTGGACCAAGTTCTTCTGCTTTGGTTTTTTCGCTTATTAATTTGTAAATGTATGGAAATACATCTTGTAATTCTTCATTAAACTGGCGTATGGTTAATTGATCAATCCAGTTTTCTGCAACATCTGTAGGCACATCTTCTAGTATTGCAGATTCATATGTATCAATTGCTTCCTTGTAATTTACTGGACGCTGTAATTTTTCTACTGTGTTTTTGATAGTATCTATTCTTTCAATCACTGCTTCGTTGTAAACACTTAGTCCTTCCGCCATTACAGCTGAACGAGACATATATGTTTTAAATTTACGTAGGCTGGCTAGTTCTTCTGATAGGCTAGTAATATATTTTCCAAAATCATCATGTGGTTTACCACCTTCTGAAACATGTCTAGCCATTGCTCTTGCTCCGTTTAAGTGTTTGAAAGGATATTTAAATCTTTCACCTTCTGAACTTTCAATAAACAATGATCCAATGTATTGTGTCCTGCCTGCCGCAAGTGCTTGATTTACAGGTTTTGTATGTTCAATAGTTACTCTTGCAGTACCTATATCTTGATAGCTCTTTCTACTTGTGCCATATAGTTTTGCTTCATTCATTTGTTCATCTCCGCTACGCTGTTTTGCTAAGAATTGATAATCTCTTTTATCTAGATTAGATTTATTAATATTTCTTGTATCAAAATTTAGTAATCTTTTTTTCGCAAACATACGTAGTTCTTTTAAGAAATTATACCACTCATTTCTAGTTAATGTATCTTCTTTTGCAACAAAATCTGTGTTATACATAACTTGCACAGCTTCATCTGTTAAAGTAACACTTACACTACCTAGACTTTTGTTGCCTTGTTTGTATTGGAAATCAAAAAAACGAGCAGTCTTAGGCTGATCAGTTACTTTGCCTTCTTCGTCACCGATAGTAATAGACGGGAATCTACCACGTATTTTATTAAAAAGTTCTTCAGCTATTAATTCTAAATTTTTCATGACATAGTATTTATCAATAGTTTGTAGATATGAAGATAGGCATCGGCGCTTCATATTCTTCTGTATCTTCAACAGTAGTAAATGTATTGTAGATCCTTGGATCCCAATCTTTTAGCACAGACATCATTCTTATTACGAGTAACACTGCACTGATCAAATCATCTGTTTCCCCAGGTTTAGCTTTAAAACTACTGCCGCTTGCAACAAATCCTTTTAGTTCTGTAATAAGTGGTCCACTGTATACCTTCATCTTATCACTTTCGATCATGGTTTTTAATCTTGCACATGCACTTACTTTTGTTCCGTGAGTGGTATTAAATCCTTTTCGGAACTTTCTTACGTGACCTTTGCGAATAGGTTCACTAACAAACAATCCAGGAATATTTTCTTCTCCAAAATCATTTATTACAATAAGTGCTGCCTCACCAATACTATTGTTTTCTACACTCCAATATATTGAATTAGCACTTCCTGTTTCTTGTTGTATGTATTTTGCTATATCAGTAAGTATGCGTATTTGTGCAGGTATAGGAGTTGTATTGTGTCGCCACTCTGCAACCTGTTCATAAGCAGGTAGTTCAAATACTTGTATTGCGGCATAATCTCCACCAGTGCCCATAGCAGGATCTAATGCGATAGCGTAAGTTGCATCTGCTTTTACTTTTTTATACCAACGTGTTTGCCCCATATTCATAATAGGTTTGTTACTATCCATATTAGCAAGATGTATGGCATTTATTAAAGTTTCATCAAATACTAAGAATTCACAACCATATTCTCGTCTAAATTTTTCTTCTCCGATACGTCCTATTTCTTCGTCACGCCATGCTTCGTCTCTATCTGGATGTTCATCCCATGTTGCAATAAAACTATGAAATCCATTCACTCCTACTTCTTGTTCATTTCCATGTTCATCATATTTTTGTTCTGCTTGTTTCCATATTGTTGCAAAAGTATCCTCATCTGAATTTGGAGTGCTTGTTAAAATTGCACGACCACCTGTAGCTAATGTAGGAGAAATACTAGTCCAAAATTCTTCTGCTATGTTAGGTTGCACAAATGCAAACTCATCACAGTATAGTAAAGATATACTCATACCTCGTCCTGTATTGCCAGTAGTAGTTTGGCTTACTATTCTACTGCCATTTTCAAATTCAATTGATCCTTTGTTATAACTTGTAACGCCAGCTCTCACATGATCTGCACACATTTCATAAACATACCTTATACGTGCCATTATTTCTTGTGCGCCTGTATACTTGTGTGCGGCTATGAGTATAGTTTGATCTGGATTAAACATAGCATACCATAATAGATAAATTGCCGCACAAGTAGTTTTACCAGTTTGTCTTGGAAGCATGTTTATGTTAAATCTATGATTATGATAACTGCCTAACAATCTTAATTGGTATTCGTAAGGTTTGAATTCTATCTTACCTTGTACAGGATGCTGTATAAATGCAAATTGTTTTGCAAAATACAAATAGCCATCATCAGTATTCATACACTGCATGAGATCGTTAATTTGATCTTCTGAAAAGGTTTCTTTTTGATTTGCTTTTTTGGTTATTACACCATCTAAACTTTTAGACATAACGTATTTAACCTATGATATCGTCATAGTATCCTGTATCGAATCTTAAATCAAAAAGTTTACGTTTGTCTTGTTGTATTAGTATTGGAATAGGAGCGCCGTTAGGACCAACAGTTGGTTCACTCCATAACCATTCATACTTGGGATCTATATCAATTTTTTTGTGTAATTTTTTAAGACGTCTACGATTGTATTTTTCGCATACGTAAACAATGGCTTGGTTTTCGCCTAACGGTTCAACTTCTCCAGCCCATTTTACAAATTTTATTTCGCCTTTTTTATATGCGGCACCACTCCAAGGACATACAGGTCTAATGTGTTGGAAATATTGTTCCCAATTAACCTCTTGATTTTTTACCACGGCTCTTCTTACCTCTTGAGCCCTCTAAAGTGTTGATGTCTTCCATTTTACCACGAGACTTTTTCTTTTTGCCTCTGTGTGCTTCGTTGGTTTGTTTTTCTTGTAGTGCGGCCCAAAGCTGTTCTCTTATAGAACTTTCCATAGGGTTGTCACCGCTGTGCCAACTTGGCTTTTTGCTCATTTTCTTTGGAGCATTAACACCACTATCTCTTGATAGATCAATCATCTGCTGATCTGCTGTGCCATATGTTTCGTCTGGTGAGTTTGAATATTCTGCTTCATCTACATCATCTTCTTCGCCCATACCACATGTACTCATATGCATTTTCATATCATCATGTGGATCCATTGCTACTGCAGGTTTGTCTCCCATCTTAGGTAACATATCAGATACTGGACCAGCATCTGGCATACCAGCATTTTTTAGAATACCTATAAGCTCTGAAACTTCTGCGGCATTTTCTCCGTTCATCGAAATGTTCATGCTTGCTTCTGATAATTTTGTTTTATTAGTCATATTATTGTCCTTACTTGAAGTTATGCCAGCTGTGGCAGGATTTTCTGGTCGAGGTGTTGGTGCGCCTGCTGGAGGTTTTTCACCGCCTGCTGGAGGTTTTTCACCGCCTGCTGGAGTTTTTTCACCGCCAGCGGCTCCTTTTGATGTATATGTCTTTCCGTTATACTTATATTCTCCACCGCCACCAAGCATACCTGGTTTTTTCACAACTTGGATAGTTATACCTTTTTTGCCAAAATCTCCAATTACTTTATCTAATTCCCCACCACTAAAGTCATCTAACACTGTTGCAATTAAATTAGGATTTTTTGCAACCATAGTATCGAATGACTGCTTGTCACTAATCTTTGCTATGGCGGCATACACAGCGGCTTCATCTGTTCCCATTCCTTGCACTGCTTTAAGCATTTCTGCTGGAATAGCTTCTTGTTGCTTTTGTATCTCTTTTGTTTTATCGTTGTATTGTTTGCGTAGATCTGTTAGTTCCTTAAATTTTGCCTGCATTTCTGGACTCTGTGCAGCCATAAATTCAGCATCATTCATTTTAGGTTCTAATTCTGCAATTATTGCTTTCAATTTTTCAGCATCTTCTGGAGATAGTGCTTCGTCTATTTTTCCTTCAACAATAGAAACTAAGTGTCTAAAATCTACGCTTGCAGTAACTTGCTCTGCACCGCCTCCGAAACTTGCTAAACCTTTTTTAAATAATTCAATTGCACTGTCGATGTCGTTGTTTAAATCTGTATCAGCTATACCGCCTTTACCTGTTGGATTCTTGCTGAAATCAACAAGTTTTTTTGCTGTTTCTGCACCAGGATCACCGTCAGCTGTTACACCTGCAAGTTCTTGTGCTTTTTTAATTGCTTTAATTGTGTTTGGTCCATACAAGCCATCTGCTTGTATATCCATATCTTTGTTGCCTGTAACACTAGCAATTTGCTTCATAATCTGTTGTATAGCGGCTACACTTGCACTTTTCTTTTTACCGTTTTCAGTTGCTTTTTTAAGTCCGTTTGCATTTGCCTGTTTTAGTTCTTTGGGCATTTCGTTCGTAATCCATAAACCAGGATCTTTGACTGCGGCTGCAATAGCACTATCACTGTTTGTATCAATTTGACCAGGTGAGCCGCCCTCAACCTCACCCGGATCTCCAGTCTGTCCTGATTGGAATTTTTTGTATGAACTTTGTGCGGCTTCAATTTGTTGTCTTAATTGTCCGTCTGTTAGTGTTTCCATTGCACCTTCAAGTTCGCCCATTAATTTGGCTAGTTCTTGTGCTTCTTGACCGCTGATTTGTTCTAATAATTGTTCAGCATATGTTCGGGTAGCAAAACTTTCATCCGTTGCTTGTGGTGTAGCTTTAGCTAAAAGTTCCTGTACTCTTTTCAATTTAGTTGCTATTTGTTCGTTACTTAATTTTCCGCCTGTATCATCTGCACCGCTAGGATCATCTCCAACAATACTCTCGTCACCTGCCGCAGACATAACTTCTCTAGCTTTTGCCGCTACATCTTCTCTTGAACTTTTTGTAACTTTTTCAATTTTATCTTTTGTAGCATCCGGTAGAAGTCCTTGTTTTGCAACATCTAAGGCCTGATCCATGTTGCCCCCTCTGGCACTCTTAACCTCATCGCCATCAAGGTAAATGTAGGCACTACCATCTGCTCTATATAATCCTTCTAATCCTAATGATTTTGCTATGTATGCAAGAACATATCTAGAATCGTTGTCATTGCCAGCTTCTTTTTCAGCAGCCGCAATGTCTTGTACACTCATCCCTGGCTTGGCATATTTTTTAACTATAGCATCAAGTTTTTCGTTGCCGCCGGCTACATCCTGTGCTTGGCTAGTATCAAATTTTACATATGCGTTACTACCATCAATAAATTTTTGTGCATCTTCTTCTGAGGCATGTAAGTCAAATACTTTGCCTGCTTCATCTTTTATTTTAGTAATTGGCAAACTTTTATCTACATTAAAGTTTACTAATCCTCCATCACTCGAAAGTCCTCTAGCAGGAGCTTCGTTTAGAATATCTAGGTATGATCGCATATTATACATTTTTAACTTCCTATAGGTGATTTAGCATCAGCTGTTTCGTCTTTGATATCTTTGGATTCACCTGGCTTAACGCCTGCTGTAGGATCTATTTCTGCATCTTTACGTGCATCTTCTAATTCCTTAAGCAAATCCATTACTCTATTGCCACCGGCAAGCTGTTGTCCATCTTCGCCGCCCATGTCTTCTGTGTTTAACATTGCTTCGTAAGGTTTGTCATCAGCAGGTTCTTGTAACACATCGATATCATGTCCTGGTGCATTAACTCTAACATATTTTTCATCACAATCGCAACAGGTTGCAATATATGTAGCTAGAACATTGGGTGTTACAGGATATGCTACTTCAGCTTCATATATCGTTACTTCCATATTTTGTAACTGGGGGAAATCTAATGGACGTTCCGATATTGGTGTTGTTTTTCCTGGACTTAATTTTACAAGTTGATATTTTTGTAAGCAAGATTCTAGCCTATCATTGTTATCATCTGCTAATTCGCCAGCCATTTTAATTGTAAACTCGTAAGTTTTTTGTGATTCGTTTAATAATTCTTTAAATGTTCTCATAGCAATATTCCTGTTATACTCTATTTATCCATATTCTTTAGTTTCTCTAATAAACTATTACGGTCTGTAATGACATATCCGTCGCCGTTTACCATATCTCCTGTATCAATATTATCTTTATCTTGCTTTTCTTTTTTAAGTTGTAGTTCAATCATTTTAAGTTTTTTATCCATTTTTGCAACTTTAGCATCAAGACTTGTCTTTAACATAGATCCTGCTACTTCAAATACCCGTCCTGAATATCTACTTTCCACATTCATACCTAAATCCATAAGATCTTCGTAACTCTGTAATGCACGATCAGCTATGTCTTCTAATTCACCGTCAGCTTTATCTCCTAGTCCTTTTACTTGGGGGAGTGCGGCGGTAATTTTATCAAATTCAGCCATAGAACGCATTGTTTCTTCTTGTTCTACTACTGCTGTTTTCATTTTTTCTTTTTTCTTATCGTCGTTGATTATTTCTTTGCTGTCGGGCATATTCAACAATTCTTCTAATTTTTTGGTCATAGTTCAAACCTCGTTATTAAAACTATTTAGCGTCGACCCTGATGGAAGATGTCTTCTTCTGTAATAACCCTAAAGAAAATACCCTTTTGTTTACACCATGACTTTGCCGCTGACCATTTTGCCATGTTCATTATGTAATGTGCTTGATTGCTTCTACTTCGTCCTAAATTTTCTTTTACTGCTTGATTCTTTGGCTTCACTTCCACTAGTTCAACTTTTTGTTTTCCACCTTTATCAGCATATACAATAAAAAAATCAGGCACATAAATTGTTTGTTTTCCTGTCAAAGGATTTCTATATGGTATTTTGACAGCTTCACTTGCCCATTGACTTACACTAGGATGCTCGTCACAAAATTTCATAAAAGTGTATTCCCAACTAGACCTATAAGTTGGCATTCTTGTTCCTGAATATTTTTCAGGGAACTTTAATCTGAATTTGCCTTGTGCAAAACGTGCCATTATACTAGAATATTTCGTTTTTCAGAAAGGTTATTTTGACTGTCTCTTCTAAATCCAATTGTACTTGTAGAAGGACGATTATAATTAATTACTTGTGCTACCACAGCAGAAATTTGAACAGATTCAAGCCCTTTAAGAGTATCTAATAATTCAAAAACATTTACATTATCCAAACGTGCTTGTGATAGTAACGTAGTTGCTGTGCTCACAGCGGCAGTTTTTTCAAATCCTCTATTTTCAAAAAAACCAACTACTGCATCTACTTCGTTACTTGGAAAATTTTGACTACTTGTAAAATATTGATCAAATACTTTGTTAACTTTTTGATCCGATGTCAACCCATCTGCAGATTTACCAACAGAAGGGCCGGTAGTAGTTCCTGTTGTTGAATTCGATGATGTAGAACCTGTAGAAGATGTACCATACGCCATTTATGTGCCTCCAAATAAATTTTGTTGCCCAGTAGATAAAGCATTTTTTAAATCCCCACCTGCACGTTGAAATGCTTTTGTATTAGCAGTACGTGATCTGGATATAGCATTAGAAGCCGCAAGTCCTAAACCTACTGCGGCCGCTGCTGTAGTCAAACTACCATTACCACCACTCTTAGGAAAGAAAGCTCCAGATACTCCGCTTACATCTATGCCTGCGGCCTGGCCAATAGCATTTTTAAGTATACTAAATCCTTCTTGTCGTAGCCCTTCTTTAGATAAACTTCTTATATTTCCAAGTAGATTAGCACCAGCTAATATAGCTTCTAACGGATTATTAAAGTTTTGTCCTCCTGCTATATATTGAGCTAAACTTATCGCAGTGCCTATTGCTGTTCCTAATCCTCCAGCACTGCCACCTAGTGGTGATATAGGACTTGGTGTTCTATCATAGTGTGCTGTATCACCAAAACCTTTTGGATTGTCATACGCAACATTATCACGATTATAGAATACTGCTTCGTATGCTAAAGTAATTGTATTTTCCATGAGACCTCCTCCGTCGCTATTATCTAAGGTATCATGTGACCAATTTGTAATAATTGGATTAACTATTGTAAAACTTGTAAATTTTTTCCGTGCAAATTGTGTGATAGTGATATCATCAAAAAAAGGAAATCCTGGATTATTGTTATCTAAACCAAACTTCCAACCATTATCTGCACTTCCTTTATAGGTTGCATCTGAATTTCCACGTTTGTAAGCCGCCCTACCTCTATCCCAGCCTTGGTTACCATCAGCAAAATAGTATCTATAGTATGCTTCTAGAAGCACACTGGTTATACCTAAATTATCATCATGAAACGCTATTGTGATAGGTTCATACTGGATATTAGTTTGTATATTCTTTTTACGATTGTACTTATTTTTAGTTACTATAGCCGCACTAAACTTAGGTAAATCTGCTCGTTTAACAAGCATACCTACTTCATTTACATGCTTTCTAGTAAAGTCAGGAAGTATACTTCCTGCTGTTGTGTTTACATTAAAATTTACATGATAAAGAAATTTAGACTTTGGGGCAAGCCTTAAAGCATCACTGACAAACAATCTACTTGCATGTTGCCAGTCGGCTAAGTTGCCCTTTGGATTAAGAGCACCATTAATTAAATTATCTGCGAATCCTGAAAACTTATCTGCCATACAAATATTTATCCTTTGTAATAAAGTGCGTATAAAATAAAAAAGGAGCCGTTTACGACTCCTTTTATAGCAAGACTAATTGATAAATGTCTTAGGCACCGCCGCCTGTTACAGCAGTGTTAAGTGTTCTACCTACTGCTGTGCCGATACCTGTATCAGCTGGTGTTTGTATTGCATTATCATATCTAATGCTTAAAGACACTGTTACTGGTTCGTTTGTAGCATAGTTTAGTGTGTTGTAATTTGCACTTTCTAAATAGCATCCATATAATTCAAATGTATCTAGTATGTTTGGTGTATGTATACCGTTACCACCGTCTAGTATTTCCATTCGTGTTACAAACTTATAATCTAATCCAGAGGCTGCACTTGATTGTTCGAAGAAATCAAACTGCTTCTGTAATTGTTCGCCCACAAGTTTTTGCACATTGTTGTTTACATCCTCACGTAAATTCAATGCAACTGGTTCCCAAGTATGTTTACCTGCTAGGTATACTCTTGAGTTATAAACATCTAATGTCATCTGTTCAAAACTTACATTTGGACGACTAACGTCTATTACTTGCTTTGTAAGCTCTGTTGTCGGTGTTGACACACCAAAGTTTTCCAGGCTCACTCTAAAGCGATACTGGAGCTTTGGCATAAGCAGTCCTTGGTTACTAGCCGAGTCACCGCTAGCCAACGGTACTGTAATTTTTGATAGTGTTGAAATCGCCATCTATTGCTCCTAAGTTACTTTTATTTATCAGTTTATAGTCCTGCTATTTCTCCAGTATTTTTAAGACGTAGAGGAATATAAATAAACTCTACTGCTTTAACTGGTTCGATAGCAATATCTAAATACAGTTCGTTCCTGTCTATTCTAGCTGGTGTATTGTTTGATTCATCACACACTACTAGGTAATCAAATAATGCTCTTTGACTTACAAGTTCCAGCATTAAACTTTCAGCCGCTTGCTTGATCTCATCACGTGTGATCTTATCATTTGGCTCAAAGATATAAGGCTTAGCAAGTTTGTTTAATTGGCTACGTAAGTAGATAACCAAACGAGCAACATTTATTCTATCTAATGCACTTGCGCCTCTTGCACGAGTCTTTTGTCCAAAGTTAACAAGCCCAGCACCTGTAATAAATGTAATTGGGTTAACTGCGTTTGAATATAATGTATCTCTTTGTCCTTCATTAAGAGCTGTGCTTACAAATTCACCTTCAGCATTTATAAATCCTGTTGCACTTGCATTTGTAATACCACCACGTCTTGTACCTGCTGGTGCAAACCATGGAAACGACACTTGATCACTAAGTGCAATAGTTCTTAACATCATGTGTGATGGTGGAACAACTACATTATTTCCTGCATTGTCACTAGTGAATCCTGCTGGATAAAATACCCCTAAGTATTCGTCTCTACTTGTTAATCCGTCATCGTTATCCTCTACTGCTAAATTAACATTTGTAGCCCATTCATTCAGCGAAGTTGCATCTGGAGTTAATCTCATTGGTGAATCACCTACAATAAATGCAGTTAATCCACGATCGAAGTTCAAACTAATCATTTCACCAATTAGTTCTGGATATCCTGGTGTTGCCATTACATTAAACAGTCTTGATTCGTCATCTCTAATGTCATCATTACTATTCACTGTTGCTTGTAATGCTTGTACTACTACCTTACGCTGTGCTTTTCTACCAAAACTTCCTGAACCATCTGCTTGATTGCCTGATTCTGTTACCCAACGATGCACATAATAGTTTTCCATTGACTCACCATCACCTGAACCAAAACGTACATTGTTGTTTGCTGTGTTAATGTAGTTACGCTCAAAACGTCTTACATTAAATCCGCTTCTACGTAGGTTCCATAACAACATGCCTTTTGGATAAAGTGCAGGATCTGGACAATCAAAGTCAACAAAGTCACTTTCTAAAAGCACATCAATATCACCTGGTTCATTAGAATTTGCACCGCTTGTGTTAAAACGTGCATCTGCAAAAAGTATACCAGATTCAGTTGTTTGATCTGATTTATCAACAAGTTCCCATCTGTTACTTGCTGGCGTATTTGTTAAATTTGCATTGTACTTGTAGATACCAGGGTAATTTTCTAAATCAGATGTGTCAATCCAAATATCTCCGTTTTTAAGTGCAGTGCCGTCTGACTGTTTTTCAGGCTTTGTAGCACTTACAATAGGACCTGCTGGATCTGTTTGTTCAGCTGAGTCGCTTACATAAAACGGCGATGTAGCTGAAAGGTAACCTACCCATTTGCTTCCGTCATTAATCATAATATCTATTTCATCTACAACAGAACTGTACCAAAGCTGTCCTTGTGTAGCTAAAGCTGTCACTGCTGAAGCACTTGCTGTGTATGTAAGTATTTCCCAGTTTGTAGCTTGTAATTGCAATGGACTTGTAGAACCATCTGTACCATCCTGATAATATAGACATGGTGTACCGCTTGTTGCACTTACGTATGGGGCAAAACCTGCGGCGGTCAATGCACCGTCAGTATCAGTAAATTTTATTTCTCCACCTTCGGAGTGCTTTATTACTACTTTGTTTTGTGCATTTACTTCTGCACTTACACCGTGCATACCTATATTTGTAATTGCTGCCGCCATTAGTGCCGCATCTGTAGTTGCACCAGTAGCAGTAAATGTTAATTCTACAGCAGATTCAAAAGCAAGTTGATTTTTCTTTGTTGAAGAAATAGTAATTCTTTTGCCACCTGCTGAAAATGTTGTTGCTGTAATTTTGCCTGAAGTAATTGTAGTAGGTCCTACATTTTTTCTTCTATAAAATTTAAATGTTCCTAATGGACTGGAATCTGCCGCAACATTTGTTTTAGCATAAATTGATCCAATAGCAATATTTGCACCGCCACCTGTTCTATCTAAATTATAAAGTGCCGCACTGTTTGAATCATACATTGGTGATACAATTTTATTCCATGTTTTTGCAGAATCGCTCCATTCTTTAACATTTAATTTAGCACCAGCATTTGGTTCTGTAGTTTTGATCCAAACACTTCCTGTTGGACGTGAATATGTATCTGCTGTTTTCCATTCTGGAACACTTGTGTGTTGTGCAATAGCTAAAGCTGGAGGGAAATATGTGCCAGCAGTAATACCTAGTTCTGTAAGACCATCGGCATCACCTCCGATTAAAATATCTCCAGCTAGTGTACTATCTTGACTTGCACTGCCTGAACCGTCACTATAAATTTCTAACCTTGTATCTACAACGGCTGCTGTAACACCCTGTATTAACAAACCGTTGATTGTAGACACAACATCTGTTACTGTGTCACTTGAACCAATTGCAACCGTTGTTCCGTTAATTGTAATATTACGTGGACTTGCAAAAGTTGGATTAGACTTTGAACCTTTTACAGTAGCCCAACTCTTAGTCCAAGCATCACTACCTACTAATACCCATACACCATCTTTATTTCTATAATATATCCTGTTAAGTGTTGATGTTGCTACAACAGCATAATCACCTATTGCGCCAACAGTATCTTTTGGTCTTTTACCTTCAAAACCGTTTGCTACTAATGACCCATCTTCAGTTTGGGTAGAGTCTGTTATTACAGTTGGAATCTTATTTGTAAATTGCTGACCACCTGTAGTTGTAATTCCTTCGCCGTTCCATTGTTGAATACCGTATAAAGAATCATCTGTGTCAAACCAGTATGTTCCATCATTAGGATCGGCTGCAGGTGCAGTTGCACTTGGTGTCAATTCATTTAAATCTACATCAGCTCTTACCACAAAAGCTCTGTTGCTAACACCAAGTAATGAATAAGCAGCCTGTAGTCCGTATTCATTCAATTCTGAACCGTGTATTGGATTATTGTTAGAATCAATTTGGAATACTGGATCTCCAAAAGTATCTGCTAAATCACGTTGTGATGTTAATAAGAAAGGCTTACCAGCGTTAGCTTTTAAAGTACCTTGTGCTGTGCCTGTGCCGCCTGCGTTTGCTTTGTTACTCGCAGAGGCAACAAAAATCATTGGGGTTGTGCCCGGCTCCGATGGGGTGTAAAAACTTTCGTCTATTACGGATACCTGAACACCTGGTGATGTTAATGCCATTTTTTCTTCTCCTAAAGGTATAAGTCTGTTATACTTATTTATCGTAATGATTTTAATTTGTGCTGTTATATACTAGGAAAAAGGGGTGGTAAAGGTACGGTAAATACAATATGAGACCATTATGTTTATGCGGACAAAGACCTGCCGCAATTAATTACAGAAAAAACGGTAAAACATATTATAGAAAAAAATGTGAGTCCTGTAACAAGTACGGCACCGTAGGTAAAGGCATTCCTCAATGGAAGTTGGACGGTTATGAGAAAAAAGATAAATGTGAAAAGTGTGGATACTCAAGCAAGCATCAAGAACAATTTAATGTATTCTATATAGACGGTAATTTACAAAATACCACACCTAATAATTTAAAAACTATTTGTGCTAATTGTCAAAGAATTATGCAGAAGATAGGAGTTCGTTGGAAACAAGGTGATCTGATACCTGATTTTTAAGATCTGTTAGTGTGTCGTTATTAGTTATAACACAATCAAAATCTAATTTAGCCCATTGCCATTCGCTTTCATGGACGTCTGTAGGAACAATATTATCTTTTACATATGAAGTAAACCATTGTGGATCTTTTCCTCTGCAAATTCTCCAAACTTCTCCGTTTACTTCCTTTATCATTTTTGCTTCATTTGGAAATCTTACATCTGGTATAACGAAATTCTTATTTGGATTATTAATAATTTGTTGTTTTACTATACTGACCCAAATACCATTATAAAAACCATTACGCATACAATCAGTACCAAACATTTGAAGGACCAGCCTAGGGGTAATGTGCTCATTAGTTTCTCTGCTCCAGAATTCATCTTTTTGTTCTCTCCACGTTCTGCTTTCATCTGTTGTGCCTTCTAACATATTTCTGTCCCAGCTAAACACAGTAGCAACACCATCTTTTAATTTATCAGCAAAACTTACTTTTATAAAATTGTAATTGTTTACTAAAATATCTGCTACGGTATCTTTACCAGTACCAATTAATCCACACATACCTATAATCATACGATATCCCTAATTATTATTATAATTATATATTATTATTTGGATTTTGTCAAGCTATTTTTAGCCTATTGTAAAGCTATATCCCATACCACCTGGCACTTGTGTTGACACTTCTGCTTCTAACTTTTCCATTTCAGCTTGTGCTTCGCCTTTAAGTGTATCGCCATTTAACTGTCCGCCACCTTGTGGTCCTGCTATAGTTGCAAACTTAGAACGAGCTTCACCTAGCATGTATTTACACACAGCTAATGTGTAATCTTTTATCCATTGTTTTGCTAGGTAATCTTCTAGTAATTGTACATCTGGACGATAATTATAGCACTCCATAAGTATAGTTTCATCTTCTGCTCTCGGACGTTGTAGTAAAGTTAATTTATGTGTTGTTGGATTCCATTTAAATTCTATAAAACTACCAAACATTCTACCTACAAGTTCTTGCCGCTGAGAAAACATATCGTATGTTGCAAGTCCGCCCATGTTTTGTGTGCTTAAAAGATATGCATTTGTATATGCAAGATTAAAAGGTTCAAACAATGTGCCACCATCTCCTTGCCCTGTTCTAGATCCTATACTTCTTCTATATACTTGCCTTACTTCTACAACTTCGTTTGGTAGAATGTAATCATTTTGATCTTCTATAAGTTCTAAAAAAACATAGCTTTCTTCTACAGAATTGTCAGAACGTTGTCTAAATCTTGATAGTGCTTTTCCTAATGCAGTTTCATAATGTACTGGATCTAATTCAACATCTACCATGCCGCCGCCTAGCAGTGCAAATACATAATCAAATACTTCTTGTTTTTTAGTTTGTAGACTAGCCATAAATGTTTCTCCAATAGTATTTATCGTTACGATAAATATGTACATGCCGAGAATATCATTATATAGACCAGAAAAAACACAAGATTATGAATTCATTGATAAACAGATCCTTGAAATGTTTACTGTTGGTGGTACAGATATAAATGTTCACAAGTTTTTAGGTCCAAAAAACACAAGCGAAGCAAATGCTACAGCAGATCAACCGCATTATGATGCAGTCAAAGAAACTAACATACAGGACATGTTATTCTTAGAAAATAGAGATAGAAAATACGATCCTGATATTTATAATATGCGAGCAATATATAATGTGCAAGACATAGATTTTGATTTAAGCCAGTTTGGATTATTTCTTACCAATGACACTCTTTTTATGACAGTGCATATCAATAGTAGTGTTAAAACAATGGGCAGAAAATTAATGCCAGGTGATGTTATAGAACTGCCACATCTTAAAGATGAATATGCAAGAAATGATTATGCAACAGCATTGAAAAGATTTTATGTAATTGAAGATGTCAATAGAGCCGCAGAGGGGTTTTCTATGACATGGTATCCGCATCTTTATAGATTAAAATTAAAACAAATATATGATGGACAGGAATTTAAAGAGATACTGGATTTACCAGCAGATGCAGATAATCCAGGTAACGATACACTAAGAGATTTACTATCCACGTATGAAAGAGAAATGCAAATTAATAATGCAGTAGTAGATCAAGCAGAAGCAGATGCTGCCAAAAGTGGTTATGATA